CGGATAGTGAGATATCGCACCGCATTGCCGGGATGGCAAAGCGAGGCGAGTGGGATAGTCTCCAGTCAGTCAAGCTGAACCCTGGAGATTATGAGGACGCTGAACTCTACTGGCGCGACGCGATGTGCGTCGACCTGCTGAGAAAAGCGCGTATACCAGCGAATAAAAGCAAGTTGCGAGCGGCCGCAGAGCAGGAATTCCTGCTTCGCGAGCGCCAGTGCGCTGCTACAAACGCTAGATTACGTAGATACTCGTCAAGCCACCTCTTTATTGAGACGCACGATGATGAGCGTATATATAGGACAATCCTATCTATGCGTAAAGATATCTCTACCTTGTTGGGACCTCTACCTGAGGACCTTGTTCCACGCTTCTCTCAAGGAGCTAATCTGTCTGATCGGGGTAAGCTAATAACTATCCCGGACAAGATGTCCAGCCTTCCCACTTACTATAGTCGTTCACGTTATCTGCTTCCCTTGTGGGAGCGGACTGCATGGGGGAGACTCCATGCAGCTACGGAACCGGTCAAGACCGACTGCAACCTGTTCTTTACCGTCCCAAAAGACGGGTTGAAGGATAGGGGGTGTTGTATGGAGTCATCCATCAACATTACCCTTCAACTAGCGGTTGGTTCCCATCTTAAGGACCTCCTTAAGAGACGATGGGGCTATGACCTGAGGCACGGGCAAGAAACCCACAAGTACGCCGCCCAGTGGGCGAGCCGTACGGGTAGCCATGCTACTATAGACCTTAGCAGTGCAAGCGATACTGTCTCATATCGTCTTGTAGAATTGCTGCTGCCAAGGCAGTGGTTCGAACTGCTCGACTCCCTAAGAGCGCCGGTTACTTCGGTTTCTGGCAAGAGGCACTATCTTCAGAAATTCTCCTCAATGGGGAATGGCTTTACCTTTGAGCTTGAGACGCTCATTTTTGGGGCCATCTGTAGGGTTGTCCAGCGTGAGCTGGGTGCTGAAGAGGACGATACTCTCGTGTTCGGGGACGACATCATCGTTCCGACCCGAGCAGCACGAGGGGTCCTCGCTCTCTTACGATTCTTTGGATTCTCACCAAATGAACGGAAGACGTTCCTGTCTGGAGCGTTTCGGGAGAGTTGCGGCGGCGACTTCTTCAACGGCGTACCCGTGAGGGCGGCTTTTATTGAGGAGTTACCTGATGAACCCGCAAAATGGATTAGCTTGGCTAACAGCCTTAGGCGTGTGGCTTATGCAGACGATTGCCCTGCTCCTCGCAGGGACTTTATTCGTCGTGCTTGGCTTCGCTGCCTGGATACTATACCAAGTGACATCCGCAGGTTACGTGGGCCTGTTCACCTAGGAGACGTCGTGCTACACGACGACTCCGAACGGTGGGCCATGGTCCCCGAACATCTGCACCCTAAGGCGAAAACGTTTGGCGACCACACAGTGAGTACGTCCGGCTGGGATCAAGCGTTCATTTACGCTTGGTGTCCTGTACCGGTAGTGCTGCCTTTTCATCATTGGAAAAGTTCAGTCGTCCTCGTTTGCGCAATACTTGGCCTCCCTTCGTCCGGTGTGACCCCTCGCGGGGGCGTATCGGGCTACAGGGTGAGGAAGATTCCGTTACTGGGTCTTTCTAGCTCTCTTCTCGAGTAGCCTTGA